TGCTTTGATAGCTTCGGTACTCTTACCTTGATTAATTGCAGTTTGAATTTCATTAGACTCTAAAAAACGTACTGGCTTAAAAGTAATCTTAGGTGTAGAACTTGCAGTATCAAAACGCATTTCAGTTACAACCGCAGTAATAGGAACACCTTTAGCACCAATCATCTTAGCGTACATCTGAAGAGGCCATTTACCAGCTTCGCCTTCGCCAAAGATTGAAGTAGAAGGAAGAACTAATTGGAATACATCCCCACCAATATCGTTGTCCAACACAACTGCAATACGCTGACTAAAGCGGCAAGCACGACCATCACCTTGACCTGAACCTTTAATGTTTTGTGGGCAATTAGCGCATCCAGTAGACTGTGGTGTTTCAACAGATTTATCAGGATAGTCGCCGTTTGCAGACCAGCAATCAGGAGGTGCAGACACACCCTTTTTATATGTACCAGCATAGTAAGTACGAGCAACCTTTGAGGAAGCCGCTACGATAACTACATTAAGACTACGCTCTTCTTTTTGCGCAATCTCTTTACCGTTTACTAACAAGCGCCATACACCGCCCTCGATAGAAATACGTTTGCTACCGCCACCACCACTACCCATCAAGGCTTTAGTAGTGTCATCCAACTCCAACGACTGTAAGTGCGCTGGTAAACTCATATCCAACATAGCAAGTTCTTTGCTCATCATCTTCTCCATTTATTTACGACGTACAACAACTGTGTATTCAGCATCCGCTTGAAGCCCCGGCGGGTGCAGATCGGGGTTTTCTTCTAAAAATGTTTCCACATTTGCATTAGAAATTCTTTGGTGTAGAAAGTGCATGGCATCGTGTTCCTTCATAAATGAATAAAGGGATTCCCAATCACTTGTCCAGTAACGCTTATTTAGTTTTCTTGTAACTGTGCCAAACTGCGTACGTAAACCATCTGTACCTACATCTTTACAAATAGTTAGTAGCTCGTTTTTAATTATGGCTTCTTGCTCTTCAAGTTCTCTAATTTGTTTCTCAAGTCCATATCGTTGGTCACGAATTTTTACATATACTTTAACCAACTTATCGGCTGTTGCTTCATGTTCACTCATACTCTTCTCCTTCTTTTCATATCCACAATTTACTCCTTTTCCTTTACACTGTCAAGAATCTTCACTAATAATATTTTTGTATAAGTCAATCATCTTAGTGTGAATGTCGACCTTTCCCTGCAACATCTTGTACATCTTCTTTTCTACTGGGGACCCCTGTAAGTGAACTACTGTGCAAGGGTTGTGTTGTCCTGCCCTATGCACTCGAGCATTAGCTTGCAGATAGGTTTCAACTGAAGTAATAGGGGAAAACCATACCACCAAATTAGCCGCAGTTAATGTGACGCCATGTGCGGCGGCTTGTGGTTGGATTACAAGAATCTTGGGGTTTGCGTCGCCTTGGAATCGGGCAAAAATGTCTGTGCGATTTCCGGCTGATACTGAGCCATTTATAATTTCCGCAGTGTATCCTGACCTTCTCAATTCTTCCGTAACAATCTCAATAGCGTGGCGATAGGGAACAAATATTAGCACCTTATGACTAGCCTCGTCAATCACTTCTTTTAAGGCATTGATTCTATTAGAAGCATCAAATTCAACGACCTCTCCACTATCCGAATAGACTGCGCCACATGAAAGCTGGAGTAATTTATTCAAGTTTGCGGCGGCATTGACTGTCGTTATTTCTTCGCCAGCGGCTACGGCTAACATATTCTTTCTAATGATTTCGTAGTACTTTTCTTGTTGCGCCGTTAAGGGTACATCCCTAGTAACGTAAGTCATTTCAGGTAGGTCTAAGCATTCGTCTTTTGTAAAGCGTATTGCAGGTTGTAGTACGTTGTGTACTATCTTTTCTGAGGTAGGTTTTGGAACCCATTTAAATTGGGTTAATTTGTACATCACCATGTCTCGAAAAGAACCATAGAACCTTGGAACTCCCTGTGGGTTTATTAGTCTTGCTAATCCGTATGCGTCTGTTGGGGATTGAGAAGCTGGTGTGCCTGTAAGCATCCATAACCAAGTATGCGGTTTGATAATGGAGTTTAGTATTTTCCAACGTGTTGTAGATACCGTCTTGTATGCGTTAGCTTCATCAATAACAATAAGGTCAAAGTCATTGGCAACTACGGCATCCCTGATAATTCCTAGCCCATCGTAGTTACATATAACAAACTCGGCATCGCCACAAACAGCTTGGATTCTTTTTTCCCTAGAATAGCTATGTGCTATTGAGGTAGTTCTATGCATAGCAAACCTAAATAAGTCGTTTTGCCAAGCCGATTGCATGATGGATAGTGGGCAGAGTACTAGAACCCGTTTGATAACCCCTAAGGTCATTAGATAGTCTGCCGCCCATATAACTGAGCCTGTCTTTCCTGTGCCCTGTTCGTTAAAACAAAAGGCTCGGCGGTGCAGAGTTAGAAACTCAGAGGTCTTACGCTGGTGGTCAAACGGTTTATAAAGTCCAGGCCATGTATAGTTAGCCCTGATAGGCGATGGTACATCCCGTAGCTTTAAGTTTTTTAAGACTTGGGCTTCTTCCAGCCCCCAGTTCACTAGCACCTCGCCCGTATCTAATATTTTGCTCTTTGGTATTACTGTTGTAATACGATTTGGGTCACGTACTTTAAGTAGCAACGCCTTATTATCTATAATTTGCAATCTCTTCTCCAATAGAAATACGACCAAAACACACGTTTTGATTTAAACAACCCCTTACGGGGGTCAATCGGTTAGGTCATCGCCAAGGAGGGAAGATACCCCGTGAAGGGAAAATATCTAACTAACGACCCCAACTGATACGGTTATAATAGGTAGATGTCAAACCTTGTTGATAGCACTCGTACCTTACTTCACAACACATACAACAACAAAACTATTTCTTCTTTGGTTTCTTACGTTCTTTGACGCTTGTTTCAGAAACTAAATTACCTTTTGAATCTCTTTTAAAGCTACGGTTCTTAGCGGCAGTAGTAATATACGTACCGTCTTTATTAGAACCACCCCTATCTAAAGCTTTTTTGTGGGCAACGTCTTTGCCTTCTCTTGCATCGGCTTTACCGTTTCCGTTGGTGTCTTTTCCTGTCTTATCCAATGCCCGCCTCGCTCTTTGACGCTCCATACGACGTTCGTGTTCTCCACGTTTTTTCTCCATATCATATTCATGTGCATAGGGTCTTGGGGTTTTTGTGTAAGGCATATCAATGGTTCTTTCCGTTGTGTTCACAGTCGGTTATAGAACACCAAGAACGGCACGAAAAGTTAGGCTTTTTATTCCAAACATTGTTTTGAATAGCCGCTTCCAAGCGTTGAGTATCTTCTAACCACTTAGTCCAATATACCCCTTCATTATCCGCTTCAAAGTTATCTTTGACAAGGTCATTGGCAACTACAAATAATAACCCACCTTTGACCTTTTTGACTTCAGGAAAGTGCTTAAATAATGCGCAAGAAAGAAGCTCTAATTGCTTAGTATCCGCATACTTGGCGGATTTTCCTGTTTTATAATCAATGACATATGCCTTATCGCCGTTAATAATAATCAAGTCTGCGACCCCTCTCCACCATACATCCTTATCAAAGAACCCACATGGTTCTAGGTTGCTGGTAAGCCCCATCTTGTATTCGCAAAGCTTCTCGCCTTTAATAAGATTTAGCTTATCCAAATGTTCTTTAATAAAAATATATTTTTCAGGGATTGGAGTGCCCTTTCCAAGGTAATCTTCAGCCGCTTTATGCACTTCAAGCCCATAATTTAAGTGTTCTGCTGGAGGCTCTACAATATCTTTTACTATCCGAAGGCGATAGTATTTATGCGGACATTGCTTAAAAAGATTTATTGACGAATATGACCATGTGTATTTAACTGTCATGCTGTTGGCAAAGCCCCATTAAAAATATAAGTCCCAGTATGGGATAACTGCGCCCATGGAGCCGCCCAAACTTTAAAGCCAGCCTCCCGTGCAATCTTGCAAAAATGATAGTCCTCTGACAGTAAACGATTGCCTGATTCCTTATCAATACTTGTTGCAAAAAACTCGTTAATTTCTTCTCTTTTGGTTTGGTCATCAATAGCCATAAATACATCATTGGTATATGTAGGTACTCTTCCTACTAATACTTCAAACACTTCTCGTTTGATTAGCATAAATCCTGTACCGCCGTTAGCGATTTCCATTGGGGCATACATATCCCCTTCAGCCGAAGTTGCACCGCCTACTAGGTTTACTACAAAAGCACCCGTATGTTTATGTAGTTCTTGTGGAGGCACACCTGCATTTACGGCTTTAGTTACATCGAGCCAATTAATTTCTTTTTTAGGATAGATGCCACAAATAATATCTTTGTTTGCATGAAGCATCGGCGGAATATCCGCTGGGTTAAATCCAATATCAGCATCAATAAACATCAAATGGGTACATTCACTTGCTAAAAAGTCTTTTGCCAAACTGTTACGGGCACGGGTAATTAAAGACTCATTCATCATATGCGCATACTGCATAGCAATCCCGTAACGAGAGAAGACTCCCACTGCAGTTAGTAGACCTACTGTATAAGACCCGTTACACAAACCACCGTACATTGGTGTAGCTATAAATATTTGTGGTTGTTTTTGTTCAGGAGTTACGATGTTAATTTCATCTGTCATTTTGTTCCTTTATTTGCTTTTATAATCTCGTACCCATAATCTTGAAACATTTTATATACCCTGTCTTCGCAAGCAATCTGCGCCATCTGTTCGTCTGATAATAGCCAACGCATACGGTTATTGGTTTCTAATCTACGGAACCGACTGTGATGCCCAAACACTTTCATTAAGTCTAAATCTTTGTGTAACTCAGGGTGTAAATGCTCAAATGAGAAATACATAGAGAGTTCTGTTGGAGCAAACTTTATACCTACTTTTTCTAGGTCGGGGCGCATCCAACAACAAAGCTGAATGTCCTCGTTGTATAGCATTTTGTTTTCCTGATATTTTTTAGTAATGCCATACTTAACTGGGGCATCTAATAGTTTCTTACTACGTAAACTAAATCCACCATTCTGCACCACCCAAGGATTAGTAGTCTTGCCTACCCACGCATACCACATGTAGTAATTATTACCTTCTAATGCCGCATGAGTAGCACCGCCAATGTAATCGTAATCAAAGAACTCGTCTCGCCAATTATCAGCATTTAATACCCAGCCATCGCTTTGTACAATTAACGCATAGTCTGTCTCAATATATGCACCAAGTCCATAAACCATGAAATCTTGAATGTTCATGTAGTCTAGCGTGGAATGTATTAACTTTTGTGGTATGTCAGTGTCAATCAATTCATTAGTAATGATTAACTGTTTAGAACCGGGCAGAGCCGCAGATGATTTAATTAGGGATGGAACTTCTTTATCCACCCCACCATTACCATGCATTACAACAACGGTAATATCTTTAAATGAAGGCATTATTTTTTCTTAGTTTTTTTAGGAGTCTTTTCAACAAAACCATTTAAAATTTCCGCCCTTCTAGCTTTAACTTCATCAGATGCGTATTCGTTAAGTTGATATACCTTACAATACGTATCCATTAACTTTTCGCAGTGCATATCTATTAACACCGATATAGCGTGTAAATGATTGTGCATTTCATCTTCAGTCATAACTTTTGGATGATCTAGGTAGCGCCACATCAGCGTATCGACAATATCTTTAACACCCCAAACGGCAGAGATGCCGTCTTCTATCTCAGAAGGTTTTGCCCATTGAATATTCATACACGATGCCCTTTTGGTAATGGAACCACATAAGATTTGTAATCTCTAGGACTAAGTTTAAGTGGTTCGTTGTAGAACATACGGCGCTTTGCCATAGCTTGAATAGGAAGAAACTCTATACCTGATAGAGTTATGGATGCCGTAGTTACAAACGCTAAAGGGTTTTCCATGTGCAAATCATAAAGAACTTGGTCAATTCTTTTGGCAATAGCTTCTGATTCTGCAAGGGATAGTGTTGCTCTTTGGTCTGTTCGTAAAGGGCTTGCCGCATCTTTTAAACGTTGTGTTTGATCTTTAGTTAAGCCAATCATATATTTGGTGTCCTCTTCTTTTTATATGTAAAAAAATCGTCTAATGTAAATCCACGCTTAAGTAATGCCATCTTTAATTTACGTAGCGCTGTCTTTTCAATATTTTGTACTGCTTGTCTTGTTATACCCATGGCATCAGCAACCTCTTGTTGGGTCATATCTGATTGCCACAGATTATTCTTTTTTGACATCCTTTAAATCTTTCGCTATTTGTAAGAGTAATCTGATTTCCGCAAATGCGTTTAATGCGTGTTCTTCTGCTTCCCTATACTCACGATTTATAACAGCTTCTTCGTAATATTTCAAGTACTTTCTCGCTTCCAACAAGAAATTTGAGTAATCCATCATTTAACATTCTCCGTAGCTATTTCCAATTCCTGATTCGCAGTTGAGTGGTAAGTCGTGCGCCCAGTCGGGTCTCCATTTCATACACTCTTCTACATACTTTTGTGCTTCTTCGGCTTCTACCTTTGGAACTATGCAAGCTACTGCATCATGCACCGTAAGTACCACCCTGTAACGCTTAGATATACGCACCATCTGTTCCGCAATAACGCATCTTGCAAGTGCTTGGCATAGGTTTTCTACAACCTTTCCACCATACAGTTTAACTGCGCCACGTCTAGTTTTATACTCATACTGGGTTTTCCCTTCATAATCAGTTACTTGGTGTAGGGTTTCGTATCGTTGCCACAATCCGCTTGGTAATAAGAATCCTTTTCTTTCATAATTGAATGACACGACTCCTTCCAACCCGAAAGGGGCAGGTCTGTTTGTATGTATCGCCTCCAAACACCTACCTGCCTCTTGCCAAAGCTTAGGGATTTGAGGATATGTCTCCCGATAGACCCTGACAATACGACCCGCCTCCCCCTCTTCAATGTCCATGCCAAACGTCTTGAGTTGGGTTTGGAACTTCTTTGAACCCATGCCGTACCCCGCTCCAAGAATAGTCGTCTTGCCGACGAACCTTTCGTGCGCCGAGACCTTTGCAACATCCTTTTGATAGATAGCCGAAGCCATGATTTTATATACATCTTCACCCTTTTCAAATGCCTCTACTAAGTCTGTTTGTCCTGCTAACCATGCAACAATCCGAGCCTCAATTTGGGATGAGTCGCAGTCAATCATTACATAGCCTTCAGGAGGTACGATAGCTTTCTTTAGTTTGCCACCGTTTTGCCCACGACTAGGTAAGTTTTGCAAGTTAATCTTGTCATCACCACCCCACCTACCAGTATGCGCCGCATAATATTTAATTGGTACTGGGAGTTTCCCTCGTTTAGCTATGTCAATAAAGCGTTGTGTCCGCGTTTCTTCTAACGTAGATTTGTTTCCAAGTCTTGCGGCGACCAATGCCTGAACCCGAACGTCAGGAAAAGAAGCCAGTTCCTTAAAGCCTTCGTCGGTCTTAGCAAAAGCCCATGCAGTCTTGCCTGTTTTTAAAGATGTTTTAGTTGGGGGGTCGACGTTCAGAGACTTAAGTATCTCAGCGAACTTGTCGTTAGACATGAGCGTATCCTTGTCGGCTAAGCACGCTTCGAGTAGCTTCTCTTTACGTTCCTTAGTATCTTCTAGGTGTTGCTCAAGTAGGGGGAGGTTTAGTTCAAGGACAGGATCGGTAAACATCTTGAGAGTTACATCTATAACCTTTAGTTCGGCCGTAGGGAAACCTTCATCCAGCAAGCGATTGAACAGCGCCCGAGTTAGGTTTACGTCGTTCTTGCAATACTCGCCGTATTGCGCTAGGTCTGCAGTTTCAAAGTCTTTTCGGTTCTTTCCTAAGGCGTCCAGTACTTCTGTACCCTTCCTGCCCAGTTGATAGCGTTCAACCAAAGCTGAAAGACTGCCACCTGCATCCACTCCATGAAGCGCCCTAGCCATACACAAAGTGTCGAAAATCGCTTTAGGCTTAATGCCAAAATTCCAGCTAAGAATAGCGCCATCAAAAGAGGCATTGTGAGCAAGCAAAGCACTATTGCTCCAATCGTATGAACGAAGAAAATCATTAATTTTGCTATGCGTTCCTGTAAACCATTTTGTTTCGCCGTCGTTCTCCTTAACCGCAACCCCAATGACTTCAAACCTATCATTGCGTATATATTCTTCGGTAGTAAGTTTGGTAAGTGAGAAGTCTTTGGCATAGTATGTTTCAAAATCTAATGTGATTATGTTCATGAATAGTTAAATAGTTTTCCGAATAAGGTTTTATGTTTCTTTTGTTTTTGCAAGGCTTTTGCGTGGGCATCCATATGCGCTTGTACTAATGGGTCTGCTGATATTGTTCCTGTTACCACACCGCTATTTAAAGTAAGTCCTTGGGTCATGCCACCCAAAAGCGTAATGTTCCCCTGCTTGCTGTACCAAGGCTTTCCCAAGCTATTATCCTCCTCAGGCGCAAGAAGTTCTTTCATTACTTTTTCAGTAAAGCGTTGTTGCATGAGTTCATTTAAAGCGCCGTCAAGCGCCTCGCAGTCTTCTTTATTTAAAAACATTTTGTGGGATTGAATTAAAGCATTCCACTTTCCCTCCGTAAACTCCTCGGGATTTGTCTTGATTCTTTCCAGTAGTAGTTTGACTCCGTCGTTCATAACTTCTCCAGTTTGTCGGCAACCTTATTAAACTTCTCACCAAGATGTACGTATTTAGTCCGCCCATCTTCCTTGCTTTCTTCAAGCCTTAGAATCTTTGCAGGGACTAGCTTGTGCTTAATGCGATTATGAACTGTGGCTGGTGATGCAATATCTAAACACTCAGTTACCAAATCCCCAACGGTAGTCCATTGGCCTACCTTTATCAGGTGAATAATCATTAGGTCTAAGGTGTCTAGCCCAATAGCGTTCATAGCAACGATTGCTTTACCAAATGTATCAAACTTCATTTCTTCTTCCTATACCTAATTGGTTTTGTATATGTCTCGTGTATTTCTATTTTGCCTTCGTCAAGCAGTTCGTACAAATACTTTCTTACCATTTGATACTCTACATCCATGTACTTAGCAATTTCTTTTATGGTTCGTGGATTACCTTCTAGATGGTGCATTACTTGCGCCCAACGGAACTCTCTATTGCGCCTCATCGCACCGTTCTACTAGAGCCGCATACCCACAAATATCTACCAAGTTATCTCTATGGCTCGGGTCGTTGGCAAACCTAGCTACCTTAACAAGCATCATCAAAGCGGCAACATCTTTAGCGTTGACGTCATCCCCTCCGGTCTTAGCGTTTAGATAAGCGTTCCACATAACTGCAATAGTCTTGAGGTTTTTACTAGGATGCCCGTAAGTCTTTTCCCTATCGCCATAGATAATGGCATGGGCTTCTTTTAGTACGGTCATTTCGCTCATTCTTGCCCCTTTCGTAAAACCAATATGTTCTTGTTTAGTTTATCTTTAGATAGAAAATATGTTGCTCCATGCCCAAGATTTTTTACGTTCTCTTCTTTAAACAACTTGTCCTTGGATACCCAACCCTCTACATCACACCCACCATCATCTACAATAGCTAAAATATAAATGTCAGATGGTTCATTGTTTTTGCTTAACGTGGCAAGTAAGTTACCTTGTTTAAGTCTTGTAGTTTTAACGTCTATCGTTGCACCGTTTGATAAAGTTAAATCTGCTCCACCACTCCTAGCGTGTACACTAAAGTCAGGGCAAGCGTTTATAAGTTTAGCTACACAGAACTCACCAACAACACCATCCATGTCAATATCCCATGGGTCTTGCTTACCAACTTGCTGGTCTTTAGTTTTATTTAAGTTAGCACTGCGCCTTAAAAACCCAACATATCGGCAGACGTGAAGTTCCCCTTCGCTTAGATCAATTCTCATCAGCATCTTCCATCTATATCTTCTGCTACTGACTTATGAACGTGGTTAACCACTGCCAATACATAACCAATATCTTTAGGGGTTAATTGCCCTAGTAAATGTATGATTTTCATTACGGCAACATCGTTATCTAGCGTCATCGGGGGTATTAAAGTTTCAATCATTTCTTTTTCCTTTCTAGTTTCTTGCGTAACTTAATTCCTTCTTTAGCGTTTTTTTCTTGTTTAATATATCTTTCTAAAATCCGTAACACACCTTCTTGCACTAATACTTCTAGCATTTCTTTATCAAACCGAACTATTGCATCTGCTGAACCGTCTGCGTGTTCTTTAGTTACTGTCAGTCCCATGTCCATCATCTTCTCCTGTGTCCACCATCCCAAAAAAAGGGATAGGTTCTATTCGTGGTTGAGGTTTAGTAGTCTTGGTATTAAATATCTTATCCCACGACGCATCAAATACCTCTATCGGTACGACCAAAGGTCGAGGGGTATCACCCTTACCGCCATCACTCATTTTCATTTTCCTCTTGGGCTACTGGTTGGCGCTGTGGATTAGTCATATTGAACATCATTTCTAGATTGTCCATATATTCTTTTTGAGCAAGCCCAACACTATGCGCTAAAGATGTTGACATAATAGACGTTGCATTGAGCGCATCCAATACACCACACCCCGCTTCAGCAAAGGTTTTATCAACTAAACCAATTAACTCTTTAATCTTTTCTTCGTTCATCATGCTTTTATTCCTTATAAGATGTTAATAAATCAAAATAAATTCCTGCTTCTTTTGGTACGTGGTCGCTTTGTTTTAACTGATCTAACATGCTTCTAAACAACGCTATACCGCCTTCGTCAATCAATACTGCAAACCCACCTACTCCCATGATTTCGTTAAGGTTCTTTTCTTGTAGTGCCGTAGGTTTATTTCCATTAGCTTTGCACTCGATTCCGATAAATTTCCCACGTAAGCAAGCCACTATGTCAGGCACACCTGACCTGCCATAACCCCCAGTAGTGGGCATGAAATAATAAGCACCGTATTCCTCTAATATCTTTTTAACTTTGTCTTTGACTTTCTTTTCAGGTGTTGTCATTTAGCACCCAATAGGTTTAAACGGACCATCTGCTTCGGTGTCCCAACAACATGTTCCACCCATCGGGCTAGGTTCACACTTGATATAAGCATATGAATTTAAAGACAATACCGCCAGCGCTACAATAATAAATAGTTTCATTTGGTAGTTCTCCGTTTAGGTTTAACCGCTACGATTCCTTCTTCTACTTCGGGTTCTTTATTGCGTACCTCAAGCATATGGTCTGCCAATGTGTAAGCGCCTTCGGCTATACTTTCTAGCTTGTTACTACCTCGCATTAACAGTCCAGCCAAAGCAAACATAGCAAAGCAATCCCTTAGGTCTTTCTCGTTCATCTTCCTATCTCTTTCTTAAACTCATCCCACGCATGGGGTGTCATGTCGACATAATAGGTGTCATCCCATAGCTTCCTACCTACCCCAGTAATTTCAGTCTTCTTACCTGCTACATCAAGCAAAGCTATTTGATCTAGCACATCTTTAGGTAATTGTTCTCGATGACATTCAATAGTTTTGGGGTCACTAAAGTTTCTACCACCGCCTATCGTTACCCGATTAACACCATGAAAACAAACTCGAATAGTGGATGGTTGATGATGGAACTTTTCAAACAGGTCTGTAATGGCTTTATCAAAGCCAGCTTGGTCACGCACTCTTTCTCCTTATTTTTAGGATTTATATAATTATTGTATTGGTTTGTGCGGGGGTTGTCAAACAAATTAAACAAGAATAAAGTAGGTGTTTTCCCCAGCCCGATAACCTACTTCAGGTAGTAACTTGTCTTTCTCAACAAGTTTGAGAAGAGCGATACCGTTTCTGGTGTTCTCAGGTAGCGCCTCGACTGCGCCAAATTCCTGTGGTTCTAGGGCACGACCATCGGGAATATAGATTAGCTTGTCAGGTCTTTGGATAATGGTATGGAATCTAGCCCTAATTGATAGCTTGCGTTGGAACTCCTCATAGGCTTCTATTCCTGCTGCCGCATTTTTGAAAGCGTCGGTCTTGAACTTAACCCCTGTGGATACTAGGTATTTAATTTCTTCGTACATCTTGTCATGCCCAATACCAAACACGCTTGTAGCACTTGCACTTGCTCTTGCCCATTGTTCATGCGCTCTTTCTGCATCCCGTCTACCCTTGTTAGATAACTCATGCCACTCGTATGGTTGTAGAGTTTCCATCGCAGTCTTAATTGCCTTTTTTATATCTTTAGAACGGCGAGACGAATGTTCGTTACCCCAATGCCCATACTTATCGTTGCTAATCTTGCGTGACGTAACCTTATACTCCCTCTCGCTACGGCTACCATATGTCCACTCGACTACACCTACTGGGTCTATTGAAGTGTCATCAGCAAAGCGTTGGTCGTGGAATCTTAACTGCCAAAACTCCTCTCGGCTTGTGCTTTGAACGGCGGATACTGTCAGACAGTATTGCATCTTTGCGTGCTTTAATTCAAACGCATCTAAGAACTGAACCACAGGCTCAGACATCTTTGTTTTATCTATGTTGTTAAGCTGTAACATTTTCTTCCTCCACTCGTTTAAGTTGATCTAATTTAAACCCTGACTCTACATTACGCACCATATAGGGATACTCTAATTCGTAGTTGTCGTCGTTAAACCATTCTTCTTCGTTATCATCTGACTCCTCTCCTATACGCACAAACTTAGCTTTAAAGTTCTCATCAAAGTCTTCTGCCATGTTTAATAAATCTGTAAAACCCTTTTGATACTCGTCATACCACTTCCAATGGTCGTGATAGAAATGCACACAGCCTACTGCACCATCTTCTACTTTGATTTCGTAATCCTGCACATACATATAACGTAAGAAATCTTTAAATACATCTTGCCCATCTACACGCATCAACGCAATAAATTCCTCGGGGTCTTTTGTAAACTCAATACAAAACCCTACTTGGCTTCTATATCCCATCTTGCACCTCCGTCACGTCGTAAATTTCCCAATCAATATCTACTGGCTCATCTTCTATTTCTGCTTCCCACACCTTCTCCCTAGCTTCTTCCCATGTATCGGCTTCCACATGGACTAGGAAGTATTCTTTTCTGATAACCCACCCTTTCCATTTCTTCATAACTCCTCCTTAAAACATATTTAGAATTTCATCTACCTTACTCTTCACCGAACTACGCACTGCTTCACTCTCACGAATGTCTGACGCATCTACGCCACTCAAAGCCTTCTCAAGTTGTTGGCGTGCTTGCTCCAATTTAGGGTCGTTGGTAATGTTAAGGCTAGTAAGTAACCCACACAGGTCGGTAGCATTGGTGATAGTAGAATCCCAAAACTTCTTTTTATTCTCATCTGTGTAGTCCATGCGTTCGCTTAGATGAGTCAGGGTTTCATGTAATCTATCCCATGCGTCTTTCATAGCGTCGGCTAGCTTGCCCTCGTAATAGTCTTTGTATTGTTGTTGCAGTTCAGTCTTAGCCTGTTCCTCAACATCTATTCTGAAATCCCCTGCATCGGGCACAGGACAGAACACATATTTAAATCTAAACTTATTACGCAATTCCTCAACGTCGGGATATTCCCCTCGGTCAAACAAATCGCCAAGCGTGAAAGCAGAACCTGAAACCAGTTGCGGATATTCCACAAGAAAGTCATCTACCGCCTGTGTATACTGCGCCTCATAGTTGCCTAGCGTAGCCTTGTAATCAAAAAAGGATTTCATAGGTAGTAAGCGTGAGCCACCATCACTCCATGGTAGGGTATGTTGGTAGTTCCAAGTACGCACAGCAGTTGCAATCTTCTGTACCTTCTCTAGCTTGTCTGACCCTGCCAATAGTTTCTTGTGATAGTTGCCCGCCCGAGCCTTAGTGCTCTTACTTGCGTCAATCTCCTCTGATACCTTCTTGTCCATCTTGCGACCTGTCCACATAGAAATGTTTAGGTCGACTAACATAGCGTTGCTTCCAATCATTTTGATTCTCCTTGTATTGGTACTATCTTCATCTTCAACGTAATACTGTCTGACAGTATTTGGTCGCACATAACTTCGATAGCGTTTGAGTGAGTCAGGGTTACACCTAAGTCCTTCTCCATCTTAGCCTTTGCCTTCTTATACTTCTCCTTTACTTCTTTCTTTAACATCAACGTCGTAAACCCATTAGCCATAGCCATGTCATTCTCCTTAATCAATTCTTACGCTTACACCTATCGGTGCTACTTGGTGACTTGTCATACCCCAAAACACAGGATGTTTCCAATCACCCCAACCGCTTATGTAGCCGTCAGTTAGGACAATCACACACTCAGGATTAAGTTTGTGAGCCTCGATATATCTAGGAATACATCTTGCAGTTGTGCCACCACCGCCCATAGGTTTAGTAGATGACATGATGGACTCATAGTCGCCTCGGTCATACTTCTCATGAGCACATACCTCGGTGTCCCAATACATCAGGTCAATACCCTCGGGCTGAACATGGTTGCATACAGATAGAAGTTCGCCTAAGAACTGACCGACTTCGGCTTGTCCGATAGAGCCTGACATATCAATCGCTACAACAATGCGACCCACCGCCTCACCGATTGCGCTTGGCATATAGACACCCTGATCTACCCACCTACGGCTTGGTCTGCGCCAAGTAGAGTTGTCCTTGTCGTTGCAGATAGCGTTCACAAAGTCGGCTAATACTTCTTTCCAATTTACCTTAGCCTCCATCGCCTCTGAAATTTCTCGGGGGACATTACCATTTAGTTTGCCAGCCAGTAATGCACATTTCATCGGCACTCTCCCAATCATGCTCGTCAAAGCCCTGCCCACTCGCTTGTTCGCCCTTGCCACTACCATCGCCTTTTCCATTACCGCCTCCTTGTTTTGCTTCTTGCATTAAAGTTCGGAATACTTCTCCTGCATCCATGCCACGATACTTCTCATCTAAGCAACCGCCCTCAGGTAGAGTTACGTTGTTGCCTTGTGGGTCTGAATCATGAATCATTAAGTTGATTACATAATCGCAAGCCATGTTTGCTAGTTGTGGGTTCTGTTTGTAAAGATGTTTCCACACAGTTGTATGACGGAAAGCCTTGTGTAGATTCTCGTGAAGTATTAAGCCCTTCAAGTCGCTATCCTTTAGCTTGTCTACAAACTTGCGACCATAGTATGTATTGCGCCCATCGGTACAAGCAGTTGGCAAGTCGTCATCCACCTCAGTCTTACCAAGCATGAAGATACCCGAGTAAAGGCAGTATTTGGGGTCGTTCATCAATGCGACGTGAGACTTTTGGACTCGTTGTTCAGCAGTTAATTTAGTCATTTGATTCTCCTTTCGTAATACTGTCTGACAGTATTTGGTTTAGAACAACCATTGGTTATCGGTAGCCCATTTCACAAACTCTTTATTGGACACCGCCATAGCTTGCTTAGATGTAGACTTCACGACTGAACGGGCAAAGAGAGCCTGAAGTTCTTTGTCTAATCTATCCGCATACTTGAGCCACTTAGGTAGCGTATCCTTATCGACCCGAGTGATAGCTGAGAACACCAAGATACATTTAGCTACCGCATCGTCAGGGACTTTAGCCGTTGATGGTGAATCACAAATCGCTTCCCATGTAGGTAGCTTGTCCACCACAGTAAAGAACGCTTGCATATCACGAGCCGCAGATTCCCCGATAGTTCCTGCCAACGCAGATATAGTCACTGAATCACCGAGTAGGCTACGCTTTTTAGCAATATGACTTGCCTTCTCTAAACTACGAGGGGTAACGAACGCTGACTGACCAGCCTTGATAGGGTTAAAGATATATAGATTATCTTTCTGAGCAGGGTCGGTATAAGACTCTAAGGCATGGGGGAATTGTTTAACCCACGCAATAATCTCAGGTGCAATATCATTCTCTAGCGCCCAAGCACCCCACGAATCGTTATCGACTGAACCATCTGCACCAAAGCCAGCATGAGGTTTACGCACAGTCACAAAACAAACACGATTGCGAGCATGAGCCTCTAGGCTATCACCTACTCCATCAGTTGCTAAGTTAGTTGTGCCGAACACGATTGACCCTTCGGGTAGTTTCATATCGCCGATACGCTTTTCTAGCATGAGGGTTAGTAGCACATTTTTAACCGCCTTCATAGCCTTACCAATCTCGTCAAGCATGACAATGACGGGCTTTCCTGATTGGAATTTAAACCTTGCGTTTGGCGCAAACTTGGTGACTTTAATTTCCTCACCCTTCAAAGATGCCAGTTCCGTATAAGGAAGGGCAAAGTCCCCGAGGTCTAACAGGGTACAGTCGATGTACGCTACCTCATAGTCAGGGTATCGGGCAGATACCGCCTTGAGCATAGAACTCTTACCAATTCCCGGCTCGCCTTGACCAATGATAGTCACATCTGAACCCACAGTTGCGATTGCATTTGCGAATTCGTTTAGTGATAAAGAACTTCCGAATTTGATACTCATATACTTCTCCTTGTTTAAAATTAAAAAACCCAATACTGTCTGACAGTATTAGGCTACGACCCCACTAACTTCTACTACTTTTATAATTTATACTACTATTATACCGCTATCCTAAGTCTGTGTCAATAGGGCTAGATTAGATTGGTTACTACCTTACCTACTGGCACTTCCTTAGTTGTGTATACATCACATGCTTGCTTAATAAAATAGTTGATACGATTGTCCACAGTTGTGTATTTATATTTGTATTCTCTTGTGGTGATTGTGTCCTGATATGGATTGCCTTTGTAGTCCTTGCGTTCTACTTGTTCTGTCTTAACTACTCGACTTTCCTCTGCCTCACTTGCTGAACAAATCATGCAAAGAAGTTTAGGGAATAGCGTTTCATCAATCGAACATATCTCTGCATACACTTTCTCGGCAGTCTTTTTACTTACCGACCCACCTAACTCGTAGCTACGCATGATCTCGTCACCAATCTTATAGGCACGACGACCCCAATAGTCCCGATGTTGTGTGTGTGGTTCTGCGTGTTGTTCCACTAGGTCATTACTTAGCCAACCATCAGCAAGTTTGAGCATGATCTTGGCATAGTTACGAAAGGGTGTTAGCTTTTCTCTCGCTGTCTTAATCTTGGCTCGATCAATCACCCGTTGTTGTAGTGGTTGTGGATTCTCCACCGCATAGGTGTCTGTGTCCTTGTTGTAGCGTAAGATTGTAGGTTTTGTCGTGTCGATAGGGTAAGCCTGACTCTTATAGTCTATCCATATCTTGTTGTATTTCTTGTAGCAAGTCATGTTGCGTGGGATGTACCGACAGATATACTCTGCCGTTGTCGGGGTTGCATAGCCACCCGTCTTTAGGTACATATCTCCGTTAGGTAGGTACAGTACGCAGTCGGTGTTATACAGGTGTGCACCATAAGCCTCAACACCTTCCGCATCTAACGCACCTTCCTCTACCACATATACCTTGACTACTGTTTCCCAATCTCTTGAGCGTTTAGCGATTGGTCTTACCTCTACTGCTCTGCCACGAATGGGCTTGGTGCTCTCGTACCTTTGTTTAAAGTGTGTGTATTGATCTAAACTCATTTGATTCTCCTTGTGTGTTAATACTGTCTGACAGTATCGGGTTATTTAAAAGCCATATAAAACATACCTACTAAACCACCTGCCACTACTGTTACCCATACCGCACCTAAAAAAGCATTACAAACAAAATCCCATGTTAGCTTCGCATCGCTTTTAAATGTCTGAATGGCACAACAATACTGTGCGTCTCGGTTTGCCTCGCTTACTGTTCGAGGTACGGGTGTTAAGTTTTTAATTAGGGTTCGGGTTGGGTATTCGTTGTTATTCATGCTCTTTCTCCGTTTGGTTGGTTCATGTTTTCCTCGTAGGTTAGATAGTCCTTCCATGGTTTAGGGTTATTCCCCCACACATAGAACAGGTCGCCCATTACCTCAGCCACCAGCACCCGTCTTGCTTGCGT